CTACACCCTGAATCAAAATTCTGTAAGCAAGCCAACAAAAGAAGAACTTAGCGACGCAGACAAACACTTTTTAAAATCAATGCCGCTTTTGGATATTGATATAGCCGTTCGCCATCTCGCCAACCCTGATAAGGATAGGACGCAAATTCAGGGCGATGGGGACAGGGCGGCAACATTTATCCCACACTCGGGGCATACCGTCGGCGTCCGCATGGCTGACGACGTGGAGTTTGCCGGGATAAAACGGGGCGATATACTGATAGTGGAGCCGCATATCCCGCCGAGAGATAAAGACTTGGTGCTTATCTGTATCGACAATACGGGCTACCTGCGCGGCATGGTGGGCAGACTGTCCATTGCGATTGATGGGGTGCATACCTTTATTTACGATGGCGGCGCGGGCGTCCCGCTGCCTGATGGCGCGTTTATTGCCGGCGTAGTCGTGGAAGTGAAACGCAGGTTGATACCTACCGATATTTTACTGAGTAGGCTCGACCCTGATTACAAACCAATAATACAGAAGATGGGGGAGTAATGAATAAGCAACAAATAACTTTTCGAGATTATAGGAAAGGACAAAGGAAGCCCTCAGAGCCGCAAAACACCATTGATGTGTTGGTGCATTTTTGGAATGATTATGCTTGCGAAATAATAAAGGATTTAAGCTCTAACTCCATGAAAGGGATGATCGCTTTCTTATGCATACTAAATTTCGGTTTCTCTGCATTTATGGCGGTCAGGTACTATATCGAAAACGGAGGAATTATTGATTCCTTAGGAGGCTTCATTATTCTAATTATCATTATTCCAATACTTATGTTCGGATGGTTATTCCCTCTTGCTGCTATTTATGCTATTCCGATAGGTATGTTTAAAACAGGATATAGATATATGGAGGATAAGTTTGATTATCAGAAGCTTATATCAGACCACAAAGAAGCAGGAGAGATTTCAACAAGCCATATTTATGAGTGGTTAGGCGTTATTTACGGCTCAATCCGATTTCTGGTTTCTATATTCATTCTACTTTCTCTACTTCTCGCTACTGTTGAATTGGTGAAAGGATTGCACCCAATTTTACACAGTTTCAGTTTTTAAAATTCCAATTTCCAATTAACCCCGTTTCACTAACGGGGTTTTACCGCCCTAGATGGGCGGTTTTTTTATAAAATTTATCTACATAAAATCATAGTGTTATATTT